GTGCTGGCTTAGGTGCTGGTTTTTTAGCTACTGGTTTCTTAGATGCTGGTCTAGGAGGACCTAAATGCTCACTCCCTTTACATCCAGAACCAAGACAACGAACTTCATCCGCTGGATTCTTAGGTGCTGGTTTCTTAGGTGCTGGTCTATGTGGTTCCCCTGGCAGAGTCAATTTTTGCTCTGGTTTCTTAGGTTCTGCTTTTTTCTTTTCTGGTTCTTGCTTTGATTGAGTTTTTCTTGCTATAGCTCTTGCTTTCTGTTCTTTAGATTCTTTTGATTTACCTGCAACAGTAGGGGCAGATCTTGATCCTTCTACACTTCTATTTGACCTTAATCTAACTCTCCAAGATGGGGATTCTGAATTTCCAGCATTTACAAGTTCCCAATCTCCAGGATTGGACTTTGATTGTAGTGCTTTTTGTGCCTCTTCTCTTGAGCGACCTTCTACTATTAATAGAAATTCTGTAAACTTCTTCATGTATATAAAGGATTTTCTGGAACTATTTAGTTAAATCCCTGCTGGAAACGATGCCATTCAATAGCATTTTTAATTTGAAATGTTCTATTTGATATTGTCTTTATAATTTCTTCAAGAAATTTAAGCATAGTATCATAATATCTTATCTTTAAATCTGCAGTAGTTAATCTTTCATCTGCTTCCATATATCTTTGTACGGCTTCCTTATCCCTGACTTTATATGGAAAGGGATCTTTTTCATATACTTCTGGTTCTGCTTTACCAGAATAATATAAGTATCTTTCTTGTAAAACTTTCTGATATATCTTCTTGGCTTTTACCCGAAGAAGTCTCAAATCATTAAAGAGTTGATAATATTTTGCATGTAATGAAGGCACTACTAATGAAGCAGTGTGCAATTCATCAGGATCAATATGAGAATCTTTCTCCCACATTGATTGAATTGTATCAAGGTTCATACTTCTTTGAAGTCTTTATCTAATATTTGGAAAATTTGGTATTTAAATAATACCTGTGCAGTAAAATAATTTATATCTGTATTAGTCGCATCGAAATCCAAAGCAGATAAACTAACTGGGAATAACCCTTCTAGTTTAACATATGCCTGAGGCCTTAGATTACTGTTTAATATTTGTAAAGTACCATCAGAGTACTCTGCAAATGGATTATCCTTTTCACCAATATCTGGATAGAATAAATCCTCTTTCTTCATATCAGTAAAATCTCTTTGACTGTTGGGATAACCCAATCCAATCATCCATTTATATATTTCCTTATAATTAGTCATCTCCTCATCAACAATAAAACTAACACGAAAATCATCGTAGACTAGTTTATCGCCTGGTATTGCAAGGTCTTTATATGGATTAGATTGTTCAGCAGTACCCAGTGTTATCCCTGGAAGATTAGCTTGAATGGACAAGAAATCTACCTTTGGACATTTATTAATCTTTAACTTAAATCCAACAGGTGATAGAAAATTCCTATTTGATACCTGTTGTAATAGAGGGTTTACTGCCATTATACTGTACCTTACAGTTATATTTAGACAAAAAAAGAGACCCCCGAAGGAGTCTCTTGAATAAAGGATATATTTCCTTTCTTCTTACATAAGGTTAGTAACCTTAACACGACGGTAGTAACGGTTAGCGTTCTGTGTAAGAGCACCAAGTCCTTGAGTAGCACCTTCAGCGAATGGGTTGGCAACCATACCATATCTGGTCTTGAAGCCGATCTTAGGCTGGAAGGAGTTCTCTCCAACTGCACGAACCATTTGTAGCGGAACGTAAGGACAATAGAACAGTCCAGCGTCATAAGGGGAAGAACCCTTATATCCAACTACGTAGAAGTGATTAGCTTCTGCGCCACCTGAAGCAGCATAAGGATCGATGTATACACGATACTTACCATTGATTGTTCCAGCAAATGTATTGCCAGTGTCATCAACGTTCAAGTTAGCGTTAAGAGCAGGTGTATAATCAAGTACACCAGCCATTGTTAGTGCAGAAGCAACGTCAGCAGAAGTAACAATGATGTTACCTTTTCCACGACGAGTTCTTTGTGCAACAGCGTTTGCATCTCTTTCAATCTGGAACAGAAGTCCTTTGAACTTCTCAACAGACCAACGACCATTACTGTCAACGTCTAAGTCGAAAGTACCAGCAGTTGCGGTATTAGCTTGAGCACCAGACTCAGCAACCTTGTAAATTGTACGAACAACTTCTCTGTTAATTTCAGCAAGTATCTCAGTTGAAAGGATGTTTGCCAACTCGGCCTCAGCATTCAATCCGTGAATTGCTTTAAGGTCTTGGGCAAGTTCCAATGAGTACTCAGCCTTTAGAGCACGAGACTTAGCAGTAACTGTGACTTTCTCGATTGAGAATGCCATCTCACGGAAGGCATTATTGCCTGTTCCGTCAAGAGCTTCTGCATCACCAGTCTTCATACCTTGACCAACTGAATACAATGCCTGAGCAATGTCTCCAGAAGCAAGTACAGATGGGTTAGTTCCCTGTTGTGCGGCTGTACCTAAACCAGCGTTGGCTTTTGTGAAACCAGCAGTTAGGTCGGAGTTACCATCCTGAGTAGAGAATGCAGAATCAACTTCGTTGTAGAATGTTTCTGTTCCACTCTGGTTGGTGTAACGTGAACGCATCGCAAAGATCAGACCTGTTGGTCCGTTCATTGGTTGTACGCCACAAATGTCGTATGCCAAAAGGTTAGGCATTGAACGACGAATAAGACTTATAAGAACTGGGTCGAAACCTGCAGTAGGTCCAGCTGCGGTTGCACCGCCACCGAATCCACCACCAGCACCAGCTGCGTTACCTGCATTGGTAATCTCTTGCAACTGCTGTGGGCTTCCACTTACAAATTCTCTTTCCTCACGCATAAAGCGTTCTTGGTTTTCTAGCAGGACTGCTGTGGTAGCTCGCCTATGAGGATCTTTGATATCCTCAAGTCCTTCATGTTCTAGAAGGGGCTTCCACTTTTCCTGCAACTGTTCTGAATCGAACATTTGCTTTTAATTAGAATAGTGTTTACGTTTGAATTTATAATGTTAAATTCACTTCTTGACCATATTCAAAGCACTTACGTACTGAGCCATAGATCCAGTATATGTCTGGGCCTGTTGCTCTTCACTTAGTACTTGCTCTGAGGTCTCTTTCTGGACGCTCTGTCCGAAGTATGACTCCTTTAGAGTCTCCAGTTTTTCACGATATGATTCTTCACTTTCAAACTCAACACTTTCAGCAAGTGTCGTGAGCTTTTCTTTCTGACTTAAGGCAAGGCCTTCAGCCACAGAAGAAACGATTCCGTCTGCAGTAGACTCAGCGAGTCTCTTATTCAGACCTACATTCTTCTCGATTTGCTCATTGAGTTTGGTCTCCATTTCATCAAGTTTAGTGACCATATTCTCGACGACATCATATTTATCTTCAGGGATTGATACATAATGTTCTTCAAAAAGCTTTCTCATGCCACCAAGGAAGGATTCAGTCATCTCAGACTTTAATCCATGCTCAACAGCAAGTGCGTTCTCCTTGATCCATTCGTCAGAAACGTATTCAAGGTAAGAATCGACTCTTTCTACAAGAGCAGACTTGACGGATTCAATTTCCTCGCCAATCTTCTCTTCGTTTTCTTTCTTAAGTTCCTCTGCAATAGTAGCAACCTTTGTGTTAATTGCTGCCTCAAAGATTGTTCTTGCTTTGTTTTGGAACTCTTCTGAAAGTTCTTCTCCAGAGAATAATGCAGACATATCCTGTTCGATATCGACAGGTTTTTCGGTGACTTCAGCCACTTGCTCTTCCTCTGCAACTACTTCTTTGGACTCATCTGGTTCGACAGATTCAGGTTTAACATCACCAGACTTAACTGCTGACTTAGCACCTTTATTAACAACATTGCTCACCTGAGCAAGTGTCTTTCCAGGTGTATTTAATTTAGCCGAATCGTCATCGGTCTTGTAGTTATCGGGAGTAGGTCCGCCTAGATCCTCCACTTCTGCAGAATTGCCAGGTGTTACTACACCAGATGCATTGTTACCTGCTTTGGGAAGGGCTTTGTCTCCAGGAGCTGCGTTAGCGTTAACAGCAGTCTTGGATTGCACAGTGCCTACTTCCATTTCTTGTAATTCGTTACCAACGGACATTGTTTTTGCTCTCCGATTAAGACTTTATACTTGTGGAATCTTTTATTATTTAGAAAAGTTATAAATTAAAGATTTGATAAGAAATCTTGGAATAACTTAATTTTGTTTTCTTGTAGTTCACGTGAACTTGCAAGAGTATTAATTTGCTTATATGTTCTAGTTGCATACTTCTCACGAAGAACACCACCGTCCCAAATCCAGTCTTTTCCTTCCATAATGCCATCCACGAAAGCATCAGGAGCTGAAGGATCCGCTACTATATCAGCAGCAGTTGCAAGCATGAAATCTTCACCGACAACATTAACACCTTCATTATTCATATTAACTGAACCAACACCTCTAGAAGAAACACCAAGTTTAACTCCTTCATCAAGAAGATTCTTGGCAATATTACCCATAGGTGTACTCAAAATTTTAGCACGACCAATGAAGTTTGATCCTTCCTGTCGCAGAGAAGTAATCTTATGTGAAA